ATAAGAAACTTCACTAAGATCATAAATCAAACGAGGATAAACGGCAGGATCTTGATTACCTTCATAATAGACATTAGTTGTCAGTGTCTTAAATATCTTTTTCAACTCAACTCTAAGTGTCCATGTTTTCATTTCCTACCTCCTCTGCTTCATCAATTAATGCTTGTGCTTTTACTTCATCTTCTATTGCGCTTAAATATTGTGCCTCAATCTTTTGTATATCATCAATGCTTTCAAACACAGTGTCACGCAATATACTTCTCTTTGGTTGATTATTTCCACCTAGTTCCTGAAGAACACCATACCAGGTGTTATGTTTAAATCCTAACTGCAGATCTGTTTCTTTTTTTCTAACCCAGTACTGAGTAGAACTATAGATTCTTTTATTTTTCTTCATACCTGGCAAGAGTTTTAATTTAGCAATCATTTTTTTTCTAATAACTTTTGCCACATCTTTTAAAGCAGCTCTTGAAAGTTCTTGAATTGTATAGTTCGCTCTATCAACTCCGGATGTAAATGTAACGCCATTTTTATTACTGTACTTTGTAACAGATTTTGGCATTGGCATTTATACCACCGCCTCACACAATAAAGCAAGTGATTCAAATTCACTTTCATTCTTTGCTTTTACTGGATAAACGTCTATGATTTTATATTTATTTTCTTCGAATTTCAGCGTTCTTTCATTGTAGTATTCATATTTATTTACGGCAAAAGTAATAGAAGGCTTCAATCCATTCGTGAAGGCCTGATAAAATTCTTTGCTCCTGTAATCTAGCTTATCAGCAAATACGCTTCTTTCAGTTTCTGTCTGAACGGTATCTCCTCCTTCATCAACTGTATTAATGACTTTAATTAATAACACTTCATAATCATAAGTCATATTGTAACCACCCCCCAAGATCCAGCTACTAAATCAACTATAGTCCATACGTCATTAACAAACATTTGCTTGCTTCCATCGGCTAGTATATATACTGTACTTATATCAGGAAGAACCGGTAAGATTTCAACAACTATAACATTATTTACAAATAAATTTCTATTACCAACATGAATAATTAAATTATGCAATCTATACTGTAAATGTCTAGGCATAGGTCCGGCTGCACCCGGGCTTTGATATCGCCAGGTAACATAATCAACAACAAATATTAGATGATAGGGGTTAGTACTATCAAGCACTAACCCCTTTTCATCTTCAAGTTCTTTAACTACACCGCCTATAATAGCTGTCAAATAAGTATCTCTAACAATTGAACTAATTCCCAGCTTTGCCTTAACTAATTCTAATATGGTTGATACATTCATTTATATCAACTCCTATTCTTTTAATTCTTCTTCAGCTTTTAGAGCTTCCTCTTTCCCTTGAACTTTTTCACCATTAGACAATAGGTACCACCCACCTCCAGTAAGTTTAGGGAACTCAGCATCATCAGTTTCAACAAGTTCAATTAATTCAGGTTTTTTTGATATTATAAATTGAAATCTTTCCTCTGTCATATCAATTATTTTACCTTCTGGCTGAATAGCCTTATTTATTTCATCAGAAAAAGATATTAATACTTTTACTTTCATAAGCTACCTCCTATACATTTGCTGTGTCAGCTGCAAATGTTACTGCTGTAGCTGTTGGAGCTACTTCTAATGCTACCTGGCTAATATTAATTGCAACAAAGGCTTCACCAAATACTGGTCTTCCATCATACCTAGATGTTCCTTTGAATACAGTGTTATCTTCAATGAATTGTACGTGTTCAGATTGAGCTAAGGTAGCTCCTTTCCTTTCTGCCAATAAGTATAAAGACATGTAACCACCTGCAATAACATTATCTGGAATAAAGTCTAAGAAATCAATGTCACCACCAACTATAGGCATTGTTTGAGTTTGTCCTGATACAATTGCTCCAGCAGCATTTATTGTTAATGCTCTAGCTTGTAAAGTAGCAAATGTATTTTCGTTCATAGCCCAAGATTTACCGCTTATTGCATAATTAGCTTTTACTTTGCCAAGTTTCAAAATCAAATCTTTGTAGAATAATGTATCTGTGTTAGCAGCAGCATCTATTAACAATAAGTTAGTTAAATGCAAATCAGTCCAAACCTTCTCTTTTATTCCCCAGTAAGCTGGTTTAGCAGCTTCCGCTAATCTCTTTATAATACCTACTGGCATCTTAACACCTGTTCCATAAAGGATAGCTTTATCAACAGCAAGTCCCATCCCTTGACCTAATGCTGTTAAAATTTCATTAGCTAAATTCAAATCAGAATCTTCTAACAATGAATTTGCTACTGGGATAAATCCACCAACTTTGTAACCATCCACTTCGAATTGGTTGAATACAATGCTTAACTCATTGAGCTTTCCAACCATTTCTGTCCAAATAGCTTCCGGAACTGTGCCAGCAATATTTTGTCTTGCAGTTCCATTTACTGGTTTTAAATTTACCCTAGAAATTAATTTAGAGTATTTGTGTAAATTATCTCTTAACAGATCAAGCATAATATCAGGAATGTTTAACTCTCCACCTGTTACCGCTCTCTTTTGTCCTATCAAATCTCTAGTTCTAGTTAAAAAATCTTTTACTTCATCTCTTGCAATAAAAGTTTCTGCTGCTTCTCTTGTCATTCCATTAAAAAATTTGTATCTTTTCATCATTGCTCCATCTCCCTTATTATTTAATTTTCTTTGTTCTGGTTCAGCTTTTGAATTATTAATTGGTTCTTTACTATTGAGCTGTTCAAGTTCTCCCTCAAGATCTGCAATCTCACCTTCGAGTTTACTTTTCTTTTCTTCTACATCAGCCTTATCAGCATCAAGCTTAGTTGCATTTTCTTCTACCAAAGCTACATCTTCATCTGTTGCAGCCTCACCTAAAGCTGTTTCTAGCTCCACCTCTCTCGTATTTAATATTTCTACCTGTGCAAGTAATTCTGTCAAGCTAGTTTTTCTTTGTTCGATTTTTTTAGATATCATTAATTGTTTTAATGCCATTGTTTCATCCTCTCCTTCAATTTAAATTTTCTTTGTTCAAGTTGTCTTTCCTTGTGCTGCTCAACTTCATTTTGCCTTGCCTGTACACCTGTTTCCTCATAAGCTGGAAACGTACATACAGAAACTTCGTGAAGATCTATTTTTGTTATGGTCCACTTTACTGTTCCATCGTCTCTCCAGTCAGTGACTTCTTCTAAAATATTAAATCCAAAAGAACACTGATCTACATCTCCACGCTTTACCCTTTCATAGAGATTCACAGCGTCACTATCATTAGAGTTGATTTTAATTCGTCCCCAAAGTCCGTGACTATCATTCTTTAATTCAAGAGTATTTGCTTTATTCCTAGCAAGCACAAGAGTTGTATCATGATTTATAAGTGCCCTGATGTCATTACCAAGAGTTTCATTAAATGCCTCAGCTCCAATTTCTTCATATGCTCCTGGCCACAATTCTGTTTGTTTTCCAAATACAGAAAAATAACCATCAATATACTTGTCATTTTCGTTTTCTTCTGCCCTGGATGCAGTAAAAGCAGTTTGAAAACTTCTTGTCTGAACTTTATCTCTATTCATTACCACCACCTCCTCCTTGATTTAATTTTTTTTGGTCTCCTATCATTCCTGCAGGTATGTAATTTTCCAGGATAACTCTTTCATCTAACCCGTCTAATGGCGACATACCAAGCCAATCTCTAACTTCATTACCAATCATTATTCCTCTTATGTACATATTGCCGCCTATGTCAGCAAGTTCTTTTAAATCGTATGCATATAAGCTGCGTGGATTTAGTTTAAAATACCAATCAGGATTATATAAGAGTCCTTTTGTTAAGACCTGTTCCATCCCTTGAGAGATAGACATAATTCTTGTATTAATAAAATTGTTATACTCATCCTTTTTAAATTCACCGACGCCAAGAAAAAAAGCAGGTACATCAAAAATTCCTGCTACAGTTCTTTTATCTAATTGAACCGCATCATTAATAGCCAAGTCATTAAGTGATAGAGGCTTAACCTGGTCAACTTTTATTAAGTCAGCCGGTATTACCCACGGCTTTCCTCCGCCAGTATCATCGACATACTTTTTAAGTATTGCATCTCTGCCTTCAGTGCTTGTAAATTCCTCAGTCATGGCATCTACTGATATAATTACAGATGGCTTCCATTTGTCAGACATAAAAGCATTTTTAGTCTTGGTTGCTTGTTTAAGGTTATTAACAATATCTTTTAATACAACTTTGTAGCCAGTTCCTTTCCAGGGCTTTTCCGGATCTGGATTTATTGTAAAATGCAACACCTCATCATGATTATAAGATTTATCACCATAAACAACTTCATATCCTCTTTCGGTAGTTACAAATCTAATTATTGATGGCTTTAAAGGGATAAGATCATCTATCAATCCATCAACTACTTTGGGATAAACTACACTATTTCCATCACCATTTAAAAGCATAGTGTAAACAATATTATAAACCCATGCTTTCCTAGTCATTAGACCATATGGATTTATGTCTATTTTTCTTGACAATTCATTCTTAACTCTTATGTCACCATTATTCGTATTTTGCATTAGATGAATTGTCATTGATGAAATAAGATCTGCAATTTTATGTACCGCCATTTTTACTTCCGGATTATCAGATAGTTTTGTATAGCCTGGCACGCATAAAGTATCATACGCGTCAGTTGATAAAAACCAACTCATAGCAGAACTCTCTCTTTTTTGCATTGGTTCAGCTCGTGTTCTTTGTTTATTATTGTTTTTATGTTTACTCAATCGCGTTCCTCCTCTCAACTATTCAGCCATGCTTTTGCATCCATGGCTTTTTCCATATCTTCTAATTTTCTTACACATGCAAATACACCTGCATCAAATATATCAATTCTAGCTTCAGGCATTATTTTTTCATATTGGATCATGTCGTCAGTCTTTTCTATAGCGCTTACATTTTGAACACAGTATTCAAATGCATCCGAGTGTAAGTAATACAGATCTCCATCTTTACTTTTTTTCTCAATATGTCTAAACCCTTCTGACTTTTTATAAAAATACTGTGGCTGATCTATTATTTTGAATCCTGCTTTTTTCATACCTAGAAAGTATTCTCTGCAGAATTTTCTATCATGGCCAACTTGCTTTATTTTAAAACCCATACTTCTCATTTCTTTAAACCAATTTATTACATCAGAGTGATTGACTGTAGGACTGTTACACATATCAAGCCAACCATCATCCTTCCACCCAAATAAAGGAATACCATCTTCTTCTGCTTTCTGATGAGCTGCTACTATTGGAAACCATGCATGTGAAATTATTATGTCTACATCATGCCAATTACCCTCTTTATCTTTATAAGCCTTATAGTAAGTACCATATAAAGCAGCAGCTGTTAAGTCGTGTAACTTAGATAAGTCAGCTCCACCAAACCAATTTATAGGCAGCTTAACAAGTTCTTCTAATGTCCATTTGTACTTTCTATCTGATGCCCTAAACTCTTCAATATTGAAGTAAGCTTTCATTGCAGCTGTATAAATATTTAAACTTTTAGAAAGAAAATCTTTCCTCTGTTGTGGATCATTTTGTGCTTGTAATGCGTCGTTCAACATGTCACCAGGTCGAATAGTTACACCATAATTCGGATTAGCTTTTTCATGTTGTATCGGATTTGTATAATCAACTTCACCCTTTTCTTTTTGTTCAGCTCTGCAAATAAAAACAAAATATGATTCATCTTTAATAATCTGCGATAATATTTTCAAGCAATATTGGAGACGTTGATAGCAAAACGAAATCATGTTATCTCCGGCTGTGGTTATACCTAACATCAACTTATTTGTATAAGCCTTCATTGCTTCTTTGATGATGTTGTATTGCTTCGGAGTTTTATATGCATGGATCTCATCGGCAATTCCTATGTTACAATTTAAAGAATCTTGTTGATCTGGATTAGCAGCCAAAGCTTGAATAAACAAAGAGCCATCTCCTAAATCTCCACTGATACTGTGCTCCTGATTATTATCTAAGATTCTAAAATTTTCAGCTTCACCCATTTGGCCTAAATTGAATTTTATAAAATCGAAACTTTGCAGAGATTGTTTAAGAGCAGCTCCTACAATATAGATAGTTGAACCGGACTTTCTTTCCAATAAACCTAAAGCCCAGGAAAGGGCCCCGATAAATCTGGTCTTTCCATTTTTTCTAGGTATGTAAATAAATGCTTCTTTAAATCTTCTTATCTTTAAACCTTTGAAGTAAAACCCTAAGAGATTATAAACAATAAATTTTTGCCAGGGCTCCAATAAAAAAGGCATACCTCTTAACGGTGTGCCATCTAACTTTTCACCTTTGTCATGCACAAAAGTCTTTTCAATAATACCAATAACAAATTCAGCATCTTTAGGATTAAAATCATATACCGGATTTTCTAAGTCTCTTAGAAATCTTTCGCAAGCTTGAATTAATTCTTTGCAGGCAATCTTCCGGCCATCAACTATACTTTGCGCATACTCCATTACTATATTGTAATTCTTGAACTTACTGTCTTGCAATTTCATTCAGAGCTTTCCCTAGTTTACTGATCTTCATTTTAGGAGGATCGCTTTTTATTTTTTTCAGTCCAGCTGGAGTAAGCCCTAATAAGTTTTCATGACTAACTATATCTTTGCGCAAAGTTTCAAGAGCTAAATATAAAGCAGTTTTTCTAATGTTAGTAAAGCCGGCTTTATTTGTATACTCTTCGGTAATCTCACATCCACCTTCATAAAACTCGGATGTTAGTTTGTTATATTGTTGTCTCATTTCAGCATAAGCCCTTATTGTTGCCTTAAATTCAGGACGATAAGTGCCAATTGCTTCCATGTCTTTGATAGTTGTTTTTGTTATTTTTTTTATTTCTTTTTCTTCAGGTGTCATGTTAGTCATCAACATTTACCCCCCTTTCTTTAAACAGTTTGCTCTATTGGAAGAAGCTCCCTCCTCCGGTACCCGAGTAAATAAAATAGATAATTATTAGTGGGGGGGATTGTTTTTATTTTGCCATTCATCAAATTTATATTTTACTCTCTCCTGCCAAGACTTACCTAGTTCTGTTACTTCATGCGTAACTCTATCATGCATGCCATCATGTTTGCCGCCACTTAAAGAAACAAGGTTCCAATCTACAAATGCTAGCTCTGGATAAAACTCAACAGGATATATATGATGTACTGTTGTTGCTTCAATAGACTTACCATATCTCTTGCTCTCCTGACATAAATACTCATCACGTTTTAATATAGAGATTCTTTTTCTTTTCCATCTTCCATTCTTGTAATTCAATCTATCACCTACATAATAAAAGCACCCTCTCGGATGCTATGTATATTTGTATTTAGTTTACATGTTCTGCTAACTCTGCTTGAACTTCATATATATTTAATGTCTTATTAAAATGTTTCTCTATTGGCTGTCCTAAACCTGATACCCATATTTTAAGCTCTGCATCCAAGTCAAGATGTCCCGCTGTTTCTATACTAAAACTTGTTATTTTACTATATGGTATTGACTTATACTCTATCTTCTTACCTGTCATTCCTTGTACATCTACTAGAATCAATCTCCTATTTGTAAAGATAAACATATCTCTAACTAACTTATATGCTTTATCAATACTTTCATTGCCAGCCAATAAATGACTGTATTCTTTTTGCACATCTTCTACTTTACATTCAGATGCATTTCCCATAAGTCCGTTTAATAATCCCATTACTCTTTCCTCCTAGTATTTATATATTAACATTATATGCTCAAAGGAAAGATTTAACAATAAATATTTTTACAATTTACTCAGCTCCCACCCCTGGCTTTACGAGTAACATCCCTATGCAGCTTCATTCACGATCTGCATCATCACAAATAAAAAAGAACCCTGTTAAGAGTTCTTTGCTGATCTTTTCATTTCATTTTCTCTTTTTACTCGTTCGTATGCCTCTACATACACATTGCCATCGTCTTCATCTTCATCATCTGCCTTAGTATCTAGCTCTACATTATTGAATGCAATCTTCGTTATAATTGATATAATTCTATAAGATGACAATCCGAAATACGGCAATGTGAAAATCCAAATTATTTTTATAATATATAAAATTGTTACAGTGCAATTAAAAGGTTGTATATTAATACTAACAAAGTCAAAGCTTGCTATGGTATTCCTGAAAAATAACGCCATTGAACTTATTATTAATATAAATCCCGATTGTAATGCTCTTACAATGAATTGTTTTGTAAATTTTTTATAGTGGCTATCCTCAAAAATAAATTTAGCTATAGGATTATTATTTAAACTAAATAATAATGCCATTAACGTTCCTATAAAACCTATTAAAATTGAAGCAAAACCAACAACGGCACTTAATATATTATCTTTGTCGTCTATTATATCTGTTTTGAAGAAAAATAAATATATAATTATAGTCAAAAAACTCAACGCAAAAGGATACCATTTCTCTATAATATGATTTATTTCATCTTTACTCCACTTGCATTTCAATTTAATTATCTCCTATCCTTCAATATTTAACGAATCTAATAAAGATTTCCTGCTATTTTTATACTTCATACGTATTTGATCTGCCATTTCAATAAATGAAATTGTTTCTAATTTTTCAAGTTTTATCGTTACAAAGTCATGACTTTTCATAGAAAATAAATCAATGGTTTCAACCGGGTCAATTTCAGAATTTTTGATATTCAGCTCAGCACCCGTTACTAAATCTTCTGTCTTCTCTATGCTTTTTAAAGTTTCCTTTATTGTCTCTGCATCTAAACTACCTTTCTTTATGTGACCTAAAGACATAGTTACAGTAGCTACTTGTGGATCAAAACTATCAAAATATTCTAACAAACAACTAAAAGATGATTTGTTAATATTTTTACGTTTTTTATTTTTAGCACATGCAAACCTCAGTGTTAATTTTTTATAAATTTTCGCTTTTTCAAGTCTAATATCTATATTAGTTGCAAGTATAGGTCTCAAATAAATACCCTGTGTGTCAGAATCATATAGTTGAGTTAAATATTCTTCTAATCCGTTAGAACTCAAACTATCCCTATTTCTTTGCAATGCCAAAATATGGTTTTTGCAATCATATACAGCAGTTACATCCTCTCCTATGTATTCATCTTCTGCTAATTTCATAGGTTCTGCTACTGCATCCTTCTTCGCCGTTGAAGGTATTTTTGTTTGCCTTAATCGAATGAAATTTAAATGCCAATAATCATCAAGTTTATTATATTCAAATTGATCTAATCTTGCGTCTTCTTGATAATATTTGTATGTTCTTTCTTGTATTCTTAATTTTGAAGCCTTAACAATTAGTTTTTCCAAATGAAATAATTTGTCATTATCTCCTTGCTCTTCCTTTGGTGCTATTACCACTTGGTAATATTCTATTCGCACTTTTTTTGTGTATGACATTTTTTGCTTCCCCCATATATAATATTTTACCAACATTATACATCGGAAAACATTTCCTGTCTACAATATTCTACATAAAAAGACACTACTTTCCAGTAATGCCTTTTGTTTCGCCGACTAAGATGCAATTCCTGTTCGACATATGTTTATATAAATAAATCTATGCTACCATACTACTATATAAAAAACGATATGTCCATAGCACGGTTATTGCACGATTATTGCATCAAGAAAACATTTCTGTAATAGCTTCATCGCTGAATAAATATATTTTCAAGACATTAATAAGCCTGTTTTTATTCCTTGAAACTGTTGAAATGTCAATGTTAAAGTATTCTGCAATTTCTTCACTTCTTTTCTTGTCAAAGTACTTTAATTTAATAATTTTATAGTACTGATCATCATGCAATTTTTCTAAAGCTTTATCAATCACTGAAATTAAATTTTTAGTTATTAAGATAGAACTTTCTAACTGTTCAATCTTATCCTCAATCTTCTCATCTTCATCCTTAATGGTGAATGAGTTACCACTTGAGAATGACGTAATACTTTTGCTTTTTTCTTTTATGCCATACACCTTTACTTCTTTTATTTGCAGCTTCTTTTCCTTTATAGCATCATTAAAATTTTTATAATTATAAAGCAATATCTCTGTCTTTTGAAACGCTGATTGCCTATTATCTTTGAGTAGTCCTTTTTTCTTGAATTCCAATACAACTTTTTCAGCTGTCACTTGTGCTGTCTGTTCTATTATACTTGCATTATCGTTTGTATTTGCGCTTATATGTACTTTGTTCTTTGACATTCTCTCACCTCACTATGTGATTTCCATATTTAATTTAGTTATGTCGTAACCTTTTGCCTGTAGCCCATTGCATATATTATTGCAATCCATGATTATGTTATTGAGCTCCTGCTCCATCTTCTCGTTGCCCTTATTGTTTTTAAAAAACTGATTTGCTTTTCGTATACGATTTATATTTATATTAAACTTTTTTATTAATTCGTCCATATAACCTCCTGTTACCTTTTTATACAACCTTTGTTACCTGCTCATTTAACGTAATACACCTTGAAATTTCAATCAATAGTTAACTTTTTATTTTGTTACCTGTTTTAATAATTACACACCCCATGTTACAAAGATGCTCTCATGTGTAAGTGTGTATACTTATTAAATAGGTAACAAAGGTAACATATATATATATTATAATATTTAATATTTAATTATATATATATATATAGTAATACCAACGCTCTCAACACTCGCTCTTTAAAAATTTTTTGTTACCTTTTTTTAAAAAAATAAGTAACATACAGGTAACAAAGGTAACAAAATCAATTGTATCATGTTTTAAAAACAGGTAACAAAGGTAACAAATTAAAAAGGTATCCTTTCTTGCTCATTCACTTCCTCGTCGATTGGCTCAAACAAGCAAATATTATCAAGCCCTAAATCGTCTAATAAATCTAAATTTAATTCATAGCATTTTCTCTGCTTTTTATTAATTCTATTATTCGATGCGAAGTCTTTTAACAAATATTTACTCCCTTTCAATTGTTTGATAAAATCATTCTTGCTTAACACATTTTCGTCAAGGTTGTAATCTCTAATATATTTTTTCATTTCTGGATAAATTACAGGAATATATATATATACCGCGCCATTGTCTTTGTCAACCCGCAACCCTTCTTTCAAATCTATTTTATTAGAAATCATTTCATCTATTATCTCAAACATTTTTTCAATTTGTGTCCTTGCTTCATTACTGTTTTGCAGAACATTATCAAAGATATTTTTCTTTATACACTCAATACCTTCTTTAAAATCTAACTCTATTCCATAATATTTAAAGGCAACCCTAACTACATTTAATCCTTGAACAGTATTTGCAAAAGTCGTAAATACCCTATCTTTATAATCAACAAGTTTTTCACATTTTTTTCTAAAATCTATAAAATTATTTTCATCAATATCTATTGCAATTTTGACAAGCAATTTACCAAACTTATTAAGGATATCCTTGTTTTTTATCAGGTTATTTATATGCTGCAAACCATCTTCGTTTCTGGTCGCCTTTGATGCATATATAATATTGGAACGCTCCATTAAAGCTGTTTCATTCTGCCAAAAACCTTCCTCACCTATAACAACTAGGGGTCGTACTGGTGTGATTTTGGTTGTCTGTAAGTTTTTATTACCTCTGATGCTGCTATTTCCATCATAAATATTTCTGAACAAATTACTAAGTTCCTGATTCTTCTTCAACATAAAAGTTGATGGTTTGTATTCATCTGCGAAAAATGGAATAGTAGTATTTGTAGATGTCTCTTTTAAAAACCCAAAATTAGTTACATCTCTTGCATTACTCTTTACGCTATAGTTCATCAGTGGCATTATGACCTTTTCTGCAATAGTAGATTTACCAGCTCCTGCTTCTCCAAATATAGCAAGATGGTTAAGTTTAATATCTAAAACCTTATACTTTCCGTTTAATAACATTGCTCCAACATGGCCCAGCGCTGTGTATGTAATTTCTTTTCGATTAAAGTTTAATAAGCTTTCATAAATTTCGTGTACCTCTTCTTTTGTCGGCAATTCTAAATCTTTAAAATCTTTAAAATTATCATCATCATAATATATTTTTGATTTATCATAAACAAAATCACCGTCAAAACTTCCGTCGCTCGTAACAAATAACCATTTATTATTTAGTTTTCTAATACCACCAACATCATAAGCGGTCGTTGTGTCTCTTTTTTTATATTTAAAGCACCATTCTTTCAGGTCGATTAATGTATCAATAGTTCCGCGGAATACCAGATCCGAAGAATTAAGGAAATCTCTAAACTTACGAACATCATTATAAACTAAAATACTGCCACGCCTCGTGAGTGTTTTTTTGTCCTGAGTTTTTATGATCATCTCGAAATATTCCTCTTCTGTGTCCACGCGGTTAATAATATTGATTCCATCTATAGTAAAATTAGTTAATTGCTTTTTATTTTTAGCATCCTCTTTGCCGTCCGCACATTTCCATATTCCATACCCGAAATCATCTTTGTGTTCCTGCAGTTTATAAATATTTAAAACATCTAAGCAGCTGTTAAATACATAATCAGTAAGTTCTTTAATACTATGTCCTGCATTGAGCCAATCGGTGACATCTAGCTTGCCACCTGGCACATGGCTTAGCTCTGGTAAATACTCAACAATGTACATTTTTTCGACTTCGTCAAACAGGAAATCCTTACACTTATCAACGTGCTTTCTGCCTGGAGCGTCAAAGTCTCCAAGCAGAACTAATTTTGCACCTCTCAACTGGCTTTTATAATCTTCAAACATGCTACCAGCGCCTGTTGCAAAACTTGTTGCAGTAAGTCCATTGTATATTAGAGTGTCAGCGTCTTTTTCACCTTCGACCAGGTATATATAATATCCTTTTCTTATTGCATTTTGCACAGCTTGAGCATTGTAAATATATTGTCTCTGCAGTTTGTCCACGGTTTCCACGGATGCAGCAATGACTTTATTATCTCTAATAACTCTTTGTACAAATTTCTTGCTTTTTTTATCAACTGCAGGATTAACAAGCTTATACTTAATCTTGACCGATACAAGAGCCCCTCTTTCATCAGAGTAAAAATAAGCATTGTCAAACGCATAATCGGTATCTACAACCCAAGCCTCACCATCCTTTGAAACATTGCCAACATTGCCATCTCTAATATATTTGATTAAATTTTCTTTGCTGTAATAAGTCTCACTCTTTTCAATGAAATCCATTTTATTAAGTCCAAGGTCCGAAAGCATAGTATTGAGTCCATAGGAGCTCCCACATGTTCGACAGCCTGCAACAAGCCCGCCGTCTGATTTTAATGCAATATAAGCACTCGCCGTCTTGTCCTGATGATGCGTACACTTAAAACTATAATTTTCCTTATCTTTGCTGTTAAAATTTTTCTTCTTGTCTTGCAATTGTGGCAATATCGCATCAAACATTTTGTCATAGTCAAACAAAGTTACTCACCTTCTTCCAGGTCTCCCTTGTAGTTCAGTATTACTTCTCGCAAATGGTAATTAAATAATGCGTAAATGTACATCCCTGCATAGTATTTACTTACAAAATTAATATCAATCTGATATCTAGCCATGTAAGCATTCAGAGTAGCAAGAAAGCTTACTGGATTATATTGTGTATTATAATTACCACTCTGAATATCTTCCCAACTACCGTCCTCAATCATCAAGTAAAATTTACTATCTTTCTTCCTGATGAGTTCCTTTTCAAACCTCTCCCGGTCTTTCGTAAGGTTCCCAGATAGCTCTGTTAGACTACCTTTTCGCTCTATGACTATTTCATTGTCAAAAAATAAAGGTTTGATTATACCCAAGCCTGGCATCTGAGGGAGCATGAAAGAATAATCTCCATAGTCTAATTTTTTATCTTTGAATTTAACTTTCTTTTTATTGAAAAAATCTAATATATGACTGTTGGCGTTCTCTCTTGTATCAACCAGGACTGTTAGATTATTTAGAATTTCTTTTGATTCTTTTTCCGTGTAATGGTATCTCATGTCAGCCTCCTCATTCGTACCTATTTCCCGTATGCTTATCAATCAAAACTAATCGTCCTTCTAGTCTGAAATCCATAATATCAAGGATCCTTTTAATCACGCTCATCATGTCCGTAACGTCCTTATCTCTATTTCTTGGTTTCAATTTACCATTATGTGTAACTTTACAAATAGCAGCGTAAGCTGTAGGATCACTACAGCCACTACCATTTTTGCCTATATTGCTATTATCAGCTTTCATTTGCCACCTCCATATTTGCATTCAAGTACTCTACAAAATGATTAAAAGTTTT